GCCAATGTATGCTCAAGACACTCGTCGTACCTGAATGTTCGTTGAAGGAATTCACACTCAGTAAGGCACTTGAACGAATAAGCAGTAGCAGTCTTGTCTGCGGTGTGTAAGTTATGCCCATATCTCGCAAAGCACTTTGTATACTCGCAAAATTAAAGAACATTGCTTGTTCAGAGACACCCATGAGATTGTCATCGCCATAAAACATAGCTCGTACGTGCTCAATGAAGGTCTCATCACCAGTTTTCAAGTCATTAAAGGCGTACACCATGATGATGTAGTTGGCCAGACAATTGAATAGAACGGTTGCTGCATTCCCAGATGAGTTAATGCCGTGTACTCTAAGGAAGTCTCCAAAGAAATTAATGAAACAGTACGTGTTGTCAAAAACACACGCTCGAATCTGTGTCAATTCTGTCTCTGTATACTTCCCACTAGCCTCGGCTATGTTGACAATAACTCTAAGAACGGCCTGCATCAGGTCTCCCTTGAGTATGGTATCAAACTTAGCATAGTCTCCATCAATAAAGTTGGGCATTTCTGACAGCCAATTAGCCATTTGGTTCCACTCTCCACTGGTTGCGTCCATACCGGGTGCCGACATGAAAGCTTCGTGGTTGTTGTAAAACAATCTGAGAAAGGATAACAACAAATTACGCATCGCAACAGTTGCTGCCATAGGAGCCACTTGGAACATTCTGGTGCTCCCGCTAGCTATTTTGTCGAGCTTGCGGGGTTCATCCTTGAGTGCAGCTGTAATGACGATACCTGCGAGTTCACTCTCAGCCCATGTATCTAATAAAGTGTCGACTTGACTAGAAATAATGGGATCAAGAGTTAAACGACCATTGAAGTCCGGTTCATCACAGTTCAAAAACGCTTTCTTCGGACCTTTATATGGAAAACCACAGGAAGTTGAAATGTTCAGCCTGTCCATGTGTGCAACTCCATGAATACCATTGATGGCCACATCCAAAGATACCACGCCTAATTCACTTTGCCATCCCGCGTGGAGTTTACTAATGATATTAGAGACACTTCGTCTGCAGTTTTCATAAGTTTACTCCACTTGAAGCCAGTGTGTGGGCTAAGAATATCCTTCAAGGCGTTATGTTTTGGCAGCCATCCTTTCATCATTGGTGGACCATAAGGACAATCCCAACCTAAAGCTTCCAGTGGCTTCCTCAAAGGTGAGTCAACAACTTTGACTTAGGTTCCGCTCGTCACCGAGAAAAGTGCCAATAGGTTCGGCACTTCCTTGTTCGATAAAGCGCAAG